GAATTTTATCCAGTGCCTGAAACATACCAAAGGGACGTGGGCAGGAAAACCCTTCGAGCTGATTGACTGGCAGGAACGCATCATCCGTGACCTGTTCGGTATTCTAAAACCCAATGGGTACCGGCAGTTTACCACGGCGTATGTTGAGATACCCAAGAAACAGGGAAAGCAGTTGGCACTGGATACAAAAATTCCAACACCAGAAGGTTTCACAACGATGGGCAGTCTGCAAATAGGGGACACGGTATTCGATGAGAACGGGCATCCTTGTCATGTGGTGGCTAAAAGCGAAGTGGATGAAACGGAACAGGCCTATCGGCTGACATTCCGGGATGGTTCTTCTATCGTTGCCGGGGAACAGCACCTGTGGGATTTGGAATATATCATAGGAAAGACCAAGCCATGCTGCCTGACTACGGGTGAGATTTACCGTAGGACTGTAAAGTACAGGGAACGGAACAAGGGAACTCCTGATGAACTTCGTTCGGTCATAAGGATTCCTGTGGCAAAACCGATACAGATTGCCGACAGAGAGCTTATAATTGATCCGTATCTGTACGGCTACTGGCTGGGGAACGGATGCGCGACCAAGCCGGAGATCACGGTCTGTGATGCGGATTTCCGGGCAGTGACTGATAACATTCCTTATCAGTACTATAACACCATCCAACAGCCGGGGAGCATCCGGGTCTATTACCACGAACTTCGGAAGATTCTTGTGCCGACATTCCGGGACAAGGTCATCTTGCCAGAATACCTCCGGGCCTCTGAGCAGCAAAGATGGGAACTCTTGCAGGGGTTGATGGATTCTGACGGATGTATTGGGACACGGAAGGCACAAAGCGTTTATTGCAGTACCATAAAACAACTGGCTGAGTCGGTAAAGGAACTCTTGTGGAGCCTGGGAATCAAGAATGCTATGACGGAATCCCCGTCTATGCGCTTTGGCGTACCGACAGGGGAAATGCTCTACACAATAAGGTTCACAACCTTCGATGACCAGCCGACGTCAAAACTTAAAAGAAAAATATCACGCAAACGGGAGAGGGTCAGACAGACCCGCTCCTGTTTTCATTATCTGGAAAATATAGAACCGCTCCCGGAGAAGGTTAAGATGCAGTGCATCCAGGTGGACAGCGGCAGTCATTGCTATCTGGCAGGGGAATCTTTTGTGCCGACGCATAACAGTGAACTGGCTGCGGCGGTGGCGCTTTTACTCTGCTGCGGTGACGGGGAGGAACGGGCAGAGGTATATGGCTGCGCGGCAGACCGGCAGCAGGCTTCTATCGTGTTTGAGGTGGCCGCCGATATGGTACGCATGTGCCCGTCGCTGAACAAACGGGTGAAGATACTGGCGTCGCAGAAGCGGCTGATTTATCTGCCGACAAACAGTTTTTACCAGGTTCTGTCGGCAGATGCTTATTCCAAGCATGGGTTCAACGTCAGCGGGGTCATCTTCGATGAGCTGCATACCCAGCCGAACCGGAAACTGTTTGATGTCATGACCAAAGGCTCCGGGGATGCCCGGATGCAGCCGTTGTACTTTTTGATTACCACGGCTGGCACCGATACGCACAGCATCTGTTATGAGACACACCAGAAGGCAAAAGACATTCTGGAAGGTCGGAAGATAGATAGCACATTCTATCCGGTGATTTACGGAGCGGATGAAAGCGAGGACTGGTCGGATCCGAAGGTGTGGAAGAAAGCGAACCCGTCCCTGGGCATCACGGTTCCTATTGAAAAGGTAAGGGATGCGTTCAATTCTGCCCGGCAGAACCCGGGCGAAGAAAATGCCTTCCGGCAGCTCCGGCTGAACCAGTGGGTAAAACAGAGCATCCGTTGGATGCCTATGGAAAAATGGGACGCTTGCGCCTTCCCGGTCAGTGCGGATGATTTAGAAGGGCGTATCTGCTACGGCGGCTTGGACCTGTCCAGCACTACGGACATCACGGCGTTCGTTTTGGTGTTCCCGCCGCTGGATGAGGAAGACAAATATCAGATTCTGGCTTTCTTCTGGATCCCGGAAGAGAACCTGGAACTTCGGGTGCGGCGTGACCATGTTCCCTATGATGTGTGGGAACGGCAGGGATTCCTGCAGACTACGGAAGGCAATGTGGTGCATTACGGCTATTAGGTGAGCGGTATCATATCCGGGAAATCGCCTTTGACCGCTGGGGGGCGGTGCAGATGGTGCAGAACCTGGAGGGTATGGGCTTTACCGTGGTTCCTTTCGGGCAGGGCTTTAAGGACATGAGCCCGCCGACCAAGGAACTGATGAAGCTGACGCTGGAACAGCGGATCGCCCATGGCGGGCAGCCTGTCCTGCGGTGGATGATGGACAACATCTTCATCAAGACGGACCCGGCCGGGAATATCAAGCCGGACAAGGAAAAATCCACAGAGAAGATTGACGGCGTGGTGGCCACGGTCATGGCTTTGGATCGGGCGATCCGTTGCGGGAACGAAAGCGGCGAGAGCGTATATGATGGACGGGGGATATTGATGATATAAAAAAGAACCGGCACTAATTTACCGGTTCTTTTGTGGATGACACATTTTAGTATCCGAGAGGTTCTCCAATTGGACAAGTAGTCATATCCATCGCTTTGTAAAATGGAGAGTTGTTTCTGATAGAGAGCACATTATAATCTACATCAGAGAATTTTCCATTTAGGTTTGGGTTCTGTAAGCTTGTCACATCAACTAACAATTGATGTGTAACGCTATCAAAAGTACGAATTCTACTAAGGCGCGCCGAAAATGCGCCCTTTGCAGCGCCATTCATACTGAATAAGTGGATGCCGTTCGCACCTCCGGATTTTTTCACAGGTCTTCCATTTCTGTCCAAAGGTACAAACTTTAGTACGCAGCTGAAACCCATACGTATCGTTGAACCGTCATTGAATGGAGCAACATAGCATCCCTGTCCATCACCCTTTCCATAATGGGAATGATAATAATATACATCATACAAATTGTCAGATTCAGCACTGCTGGTATATGGCATCATGCGTGTCTCCCATTCCAATAAGGCAGAATAATTTCGGGGCGGAATGAAACGACCCAGATACGTCCATTCCCCGTCAGAGGCACCGATGGCCATGGGCATGGGAACAAGCCCCGTGATTTTTGGGAGTGGTGGCCATGGGCATGGGAACAAGCCCCGTGATTTTTGGGAGTGGAGTAGTGTTTTGAACAGCAGATTCTTGTTTTGGGGCGGGTTCTTTTGTAAACTCTTTATCGTCTTTTAACGAAACTTTAATTTTTTGCATTGTTTTGTCTTCGAGACTGTTTCGCTTCAAGTCTGTTGCAATTTGCATGCTGGTGGGATATTCATAGGCATCGAGGGTGTCGTTTGCGTCTTCAAGAGAGAATGAACGTAACGTCCCGGTAGATTTTGCGGTGTTGAATCCCCATTTTTCCTTGTGGTAGTGCTTGGAACCAACCTGGGCACAGTTGCTCTGCCGACAGGTTTTGCCATAAAAATAATCGTAGATGACTGCATCGAACTGACCGGGCCCTGTCACAGTGACAGAGGTGGAATCATAGAAACGCACAAATTTTTCTGCTTTGAACCATTCCACTACTTTCCAGCGGCTTCTGTCCAATTTGCAGTCCTTTAAAACGTCGTCGATGCTTTCTGCAAATGCAGAAGTACAAACTGTTAGCAATACCATGACTAACATTACGATAAAAGATAATTTTTGGGATACTTTTTTCATAAGGGTCTCCTTTCACGAGGGTTATACCAATATTATATCACGTTTTAAAAAACGAGGTGTCGTATGTTCAAATTCTTTGAAAAAATTTTCAAATCCAGGGACAAACCCAAGAATGCTCTTATGGGTTCCATGCAGTTTGTCTTTGGGCGGAGTACCGCCGGACAGACCGTGAACGAACGCACGGCCCTGCAGGTCACAGCGGTGTACGCCTGCGTACGAATTCTGTCGGAGTCCATCGCGGGACTGCCGCTGCATGTGTACCGCTACAAAGACCGGGGGAAAGAAATGGTACCCAGCCATCCGCTGTACCCGCTGCTCCATGACGAGCCGAACCCGGAGATGACCAGTTTCATCTTCCGGGAGACCCTCATGGGGCATTTGCTTTTATACGGCAATGCTTATGCCCAAATCATCCGGGACGGGTACGGCAGGGTGAAATGGCTGTACCCGTTATTGCCGGAGCGTATGGATGTGAACCGGGACAAGGATGGACAGCTTGTCTACACATATACCCGCTACCTGGATGACTTCGGTGGCAAGAAGCGCTATGAGCAGGTGAAGCTCCGACCGGATGAGGTGCTGCACATTCCCGGCCTGGGGTATGACGGCCTAGTAGGGTATTCACCAATCGCCATGGCGAAGAACGCTATCGGCATGTCCATGGCAGCGGAGGAATACGGTTCCACGTTCTTCGCCAACGGGGCAACGCCCAGCGGACTCTTGGAACACCCCGGCGTGGTGAAAGACCCGGAAAAGTTACGGCAGAGCTGGCATGCGCAGTTCTCCGGAAAGAACAGCCATAACGTAGCAGTGCTGGAAGAGGGCATGACCTACAAGCCCATGTCCATCTCACCCAACGAGGCGCAGTTTCTGGAGACGCGGAAATTCCAGATTGATGAGATTGCCCGGATCTTCCGGGTACCTCCCCATATGGTGGGAGATTTGGAAAAATCCAGTTTCTCCAATATTGAGCAGCAGTCCCTGGAATTTGTGAAGTATACGTTGAATCCCTGGGTCATCCGCTGGGAACAGGCGCTGCATAAGGCGCTTCTGCTCCCCGGTGAGAAACAGCATTACTTCATCAAGTTCAACGTGGACGGCCTGTTGCGTGGGGACTACCAGAGCCGGATGAACGGCTATGCGGTGGGAAGACAGAACGGCTGGCTCTCCGCCAACGATATCCGGGAGATGGAAAATCTCAATCCCATATCCGAGGAGGAGGGTGGCAACCTGTACCTTATCAACGGGAACATGACCAAGTTGAAGGATGCCGGGCTGTTTGCTAACAGGCAACAGTCGGTAGAAAAGAACGGAGGTAACAACAATTGAAAAAGAAATTCTGGAACTGGGTGCGGAACGAGGATACCGGAGCCCGCACCCTGGTATTGAACGGGCAGATATCCGATGAGACCTGGTATGGCGATGAAGTCACACCGGGTCTTTTTCGTGAGGAACTGAATGCCGGCGAAGGGGATATCACCGTGGGGATATCACCGTCTGGATTAACTCTCCCGGCGGGGACGTGTTCGCGGCTGCCCAGATCTACAACATGCTGAAGGAGTATCCTGGAAACGTGGAAGTGCGCATCGACGGGATGGCGGCTTCGGCCGCTTCGGTGGTGGCCATGGCCGGTGACAGGATTTCCATGTCCCCGGTGGCCATGATGATGATCCATAACCCGATGACCGTCGCCATGGGAGACCACAAGGCATTCCAGCAAGCCATGGACATGCTGGAGGAAGTCAAGGAAAGCATCATCAACGCTTATGAGCTGAAGACGGGCCAGTCCCGGACAGTCATTTCACACATGATGGACGATGAGACCTGGTTCAACGCCAAGAAGGCGGTGGAGCTGGGATTCGCGGACGACATCCTGTACACGGATGGGGAAGGGAAACAGGAAGCACCGGCTGCGGTGCTGTTTTCCAAGCTTACGGTGATGAATTCATTTTTGTGCAAGTTTAACAAACCAAACCACGAACCGGAACCCGACACACGGGTTTCCGTGGAGCCGCTGAAGAAGCGGCTTTTTTTATTGAGTCATTAAGGAGGAAAAGACTATGGCTATGAGCATTAACGAACTGAGAACCAAACGCGCGTCCCTGTGGGAAGAAACCAAGAAGTTCCTGGCAGAGCATACCGACAAGGACGGCAAGATGGCGGCTGCCGACGCGGAAGCCTACGAAAAGATGGAGGCTGACATCGCAGAGATGGGCAAGACCATCGACCGCCTGGAGAAACAGGCAGAGATGGACAAGAAGCTGGCCATGCCTACCAGCAAACCCCTGGTTGGGGCACCCGGCAAACCGGAAAAGAAAGGCACGGCTTCCGATGAATACCGCAAGGCGATGTTTACTGCGATCCGTACCAAGTTCCGCGATGTATCCAATGTATTGCAGGAGGGTATCGACGAAGCGGGCGGCTATCTGGTGCCTGACGAATACGACCGCCGCCTG